AACGGTATCTATTGGAGATATCAAAGCCGAAGAGTCTGTTTTAGACCGATTGCTAGCAGGAGACTTAGATGCTCTTCTACTTGGAATCATTAAAGCAACTTTTGGAGTAGATATTGAAATACCTTCATATTGCGAAAAATGCGAAGATTACAAAATTGTTACTGTAGATTTAAACGAAGATGTAAAAGTTAAAGTTTTAACAGACCCAATTAACGACCGTGTTTTTACTGTAAAAGGTAAAAAAGACATCTTTACAATTCAACTTCCAACAGGTAGTGCACAAAAACAACTAATCGCAAATGCTGATAAATCAGAGGCAGAGCAAACAACAATTTTGCTTCAAGCCTGTGTGCTACAGATAAACGACAACCCTGTCTATAGCTCATTACAAGTACAAAACCTTGGAATGGTAGATAGAAAGAGCATCGTTAAAGAGATTAATAAGCGAGTACCTGGACCTCAGTTTACTGACCTACAAGTTACGTGCCCTGAGTGTGAAGGTGAGGTAACGGTATCCATTAATTTGGGAACCTTGTTTCGCCTGTAGTTACACGTCGTACTTAGAGCTGTTCTCACAGTGGGCAGCAATAAGCGCAAATCATGAGGGATGGACACTATCTGATATAAAAGATATGTCGGTAAGAGAGAGAAAAAATTGGTTAGAACTAGCCAGGGCAAAGACAGAAAGGACAGGTAATGGCATTTAACTTTATGGGTAATGTAAAAACACTTACCTCCTCTGTTACTACCCTTAAAAAAGAACTCTCTGGTGTCTATGACGTCTTAAAAAAGATTAAAGGACTTGGACCATCAGCATTTGGGGACGTCAATGCTGTCCTGTCTAAAAGTGGTCAATTTGGTAATGGTGTTAGTACACCTGTGTTTGGAAAAACAAGCGTAACAAACGCACCTAAATTCTCAAGCAGCACAAGTATGGGTGCTGCCAAACCAAGCTCACATGCACAGCAAGCAAACTACGAGAGTACTTCAGATGCTATACAGACTAAGTACTTAAAACAAGGAATTGCACAAGCTAGATTTGGTGTGGCAGCTGCAGGAGCTCAAATAGCAACATCTCTTGTCGGTGGCTTTGCAAGTATGCTTCCAGATGTTGGAGCGGTAGCACAGAGAGCTGGTTCATTCTACGGTTCTTCAGCTATGCTCGGTGGCAGTAATAGAACTCAAAACCAATTAAGCACAATGGCAGCTATGAGGGGCGGCATAACAAGCCCTACAGGTACTGCTGAAGCATTTGGTACTTTTACTAACTACAGCTTTATGCCTGGTAGTTCAAACATGAAGATGGGCTTGGAACAAACAAGCGCAGCAGCAAAAGCATTAAATATGGACAACGCAGCTGCTTCATCTGCAATTGGAGCGTTGTCTACAGGAAGTATGGGAGCTCAGCTCTACCAGTACGGTATTAACCAGTACGACGAAAAGGGTAACTTGCGCACACCTGGCGCTATAGCAAAAGACCTTATGAAAAACGTCTTTTATGCTGGAAAAGATGTTACTAAAATTGGTGCAGAGCAGTTTGCAAAAGACTCTATGGGTATGAACCTTGATTACCAGCTATCTACTATGGGTATTACAGGTGAAACAGCAACCTTAATAAAAGCCTCAATGGGACAAATTGCTTCAGGAAAAAGTGGCGAATTAAAGGATATGAAAACATCTGACAATCCATTAAATCCTTTTTACAAGATTAATGACTCAGAAGAAAGTCTTACTCAAGATTCTGAAAAAGGATTATTAAAGGGAGCAGAAACTGCAGCAGCAGCTTTAGTTAAGTTAAACAAAGCATTAGAAAATACACCTGAACTTATTCTTGCAATGAAGGGTGCATTACAGACCTTCAATGGAACAAAATCAGGTTCAGGAGTTAGCAGCACAGTCTCAAGCGTAGTTAATGCTGCAGGTACCTTTTTACTAGCAAGGTCAGGTCTTAAGGCTCTTACGAAAGTGGGCACTGCAGCAATAGCCGCCAAGGCAGGTACAGCAGCGACAGCAGCCACCGCCGCCACCGCAGCTACCGCAGCTACTACAGCAGCTGCTGCTACAGGAGCAACTGCTGCTACTGCTACTGCCGCTACTGCCGCTACTGCTGCTACTGCTGCAGCAACAGCTAAAGCAGCTAAATTAGCTACTATAGCTAAAGTTGCTAAAGCTGCATCTGTTGCAGGAACTGTTGCAATGGTGGGAGGCTATGCTGGTGACAAAATAAAGGGAGATTCAGAAAAAGGTAGTTTAAGAAGTCGTGCTGGAAATGCGGCTAAATGGGGTTCTACAGCTTTTGCTGCAACAGCATTGATAAATGCTATACCTGGTCTTGGCAATGTCAGTTCTGCAGCAATTACAGCGTTAGCTGCAGGTGCAGGATTTATTATGGGTGGACCAACAGAAGGATTTTCTTCTTCGGCGGGCTCTCAAGTAAACGCTGCTACTTTTAGCTCTGGTTCTACACCTATGGCTGGTGGAGCTTTAGCTGCTTCAATGAGTTCCACCTCTCTCTCTAAACAAATGGGAGCTGGGTTTGGCGCAAAAGACCAATCAATGACAACTATGAGCGGTGCGTTGAACTATCACACAGGTCAAGACACCCCTATGCCAACAGGTACGCCTGTCTATGCTCGTTTTGCTGGAAAAGTAGTGACGAGAAACTTAAGTAGAGACTTAGGTATTGCAGTAGAAGTAGACCACGGAGATGGGTACTCATCTATTTACGGTCACTTAAACTTAAAGTCAGTTCGTTCTGGTCAAGAAGTTAAAGTTGGAGATTTAATTGGTAAGTCTGGTTCAACAGGCCGCGTCCGTGGTCCGCACTTGCACTTTGAACTACGTAAAGGCAAAGTACCTACTGACCCTAGCGGTTACTACCCATCTACTCCAGGAGGCGATGGTAAGAAAAACACATCGTCTAGTGCTGCTGGTGGGTCTCCAACTGCATCTGCATCACCTAGTGCGGCTGCTGTTACAGAAGGCGTTAAAGCAAATGCTAAAGAAATACACGCTTGGCTTTTAACTCAAGGACTTAGCCAAAATGGAGCTACAGGAGTTGTTGGTAACTTAATTCAAGAGTCTGGACTGCGTACTGGAGCGGTTGGAGATGGCGGAACTTCCTTTGGAATTGCCCAATGGCACAAAGGCCGTGGAGATGCGTTAAAGAAGTTTGCTGCCTCTAAAGGTCTTGCATACACAGATATTGAAGCTCAAAAAATGTTTTTGTTAAAAGAAATGAAAACATACGGGTCCATGATGAAAACGTTAAAAGACCCTAACGTTTCTATTATGGATGCCGCAAGAGTGTTTATGACAGATTTTGAGAGACCAAAAGACCAAAGTGATGCTGCTGCATCTAAACGAGCAAGCCTTGGAATTGGCGCAATTCAAGGTGGTCCAACAGATGGGTTTAATACCAATGTAGCCAGTGCAAACCCTGGGTTAAGAGTGTCGTCTCCCGCTACTGGAGTGCCTAAATCTTCACAAAAGGAATCAAGTAACATCTACGTTACTCTACAAATACAACAAGCTACTCAGCACGAAGCAGAAGCTTTTGCAAAAACTTTGAAGAAGTACCTTGAAAAAGACAACAAACTTGAGAAGATAGGAAGCAACTAATGGCGGGTAAATGGAAAGCACCTTCTCCTACTGATGCTCAAAGAAAAGCTGCTGCAAATAAAGCTGCTGAAGTTATTGCTGCGGATAATGCTGCAAAAGCCGAAGCTAAAAGACAAGCAGACATTACAAAGCAGGTTAAAGACCTTCAAGCTCAAAGAGACATAGGTAGAGCAAGCATAAAAAGAAATACAGACTCTAAAGCTCAATCAAAAGCAGCGTTAATTAATTATTTAAACTCTATTGGAAACCCTGCTACTTACACCGTTGCTCAAGCTAAAATTATTGCTGGTTACAATAAAAATATAGATGAACGTGATGCAGAAGCTAAAAGACAACAAAAACAACTAGACGAAATCAATGCCAAAATTAAAGCTCTTTTAGCCTCTAGAACACCAAAGCCATTTGTACCAAAGTACATTTTTCCACCAAAACCAAAAGAGGAAACACCTCCTCCTCCACCGTCAAATTACGACGGAATAAAGTATAAATACAATATACCTATGATGAAAAACGCTATGTTGCATCCTTTTGGCGTGCAATCAAGGTCGGTTTTAGACCCAAGCTCACTTGGCGGTCCAACGTACACTAATGGAAGACAGGCCTTTAAAGGCTTAAAAACTAACGACTACATTGGTGGAGAACAGCAATGGCAAGGAGTTGTTCCTTCTAGAGGCACCATTCAAATGAGCAAAACGTTTGCAGAAAACGCAGTTACCACTCAAGCTGAAAAAGATGCTATTAAAAAATCGGGTGTCAAGTTTAACTCTACTCCGTATGGGTTTAGGTTTTTGTACAACCCAACAGATGTATCAATGGCTTGGGGAATTGTTGACGCCTTTTCTCCACAGTATGCGGCAAGTGGAGCTAATGGTATGACTGGAGTTGCAGCTGGTCTTATGAAAGGAACAATTGCTTTTACCTTAATACTAAACCGAATTGAAGACATGGGAATAATTTACCCAGATGGCTCTTACGCACAACTATTGGATGGTGGATGGGCTACAGACCCAGACATAACTGAAACCAAAATGATTTACAAAAAAGGCACAATGTATGACATAGAGTATTTGTTTAGAGCAATGAATGGTTTTTATGCAGACTACCAATCTGGATTGAACGGCATTACTGCTGATAAAGGTTGGTTACAACCAATTCCTATGGAACTACACTTAGGTGCTGGATTAAGATACTTAGTACGTATAAGTAGCTTAGACTTAAAGCACATGATGTTTAACGAACGCATGGTTCCTATACTTACTACAGTGAACATTGTATGTACAAGGTACTATGACACAGCAACTTACCAGAACCAAGACGGCGAGTTTGATAGGTCAGTTTATAACCCAGAGAGTCCAGGGAGTACTTCTACCTCATGATATATCTAGATAGCAGATATGCTGACGCTACAGTGTTTAAAGCTTGGGACTCTAGAAAGTCTCAATACAACTTAACTTGCTTTAGAAACTTCCCAAGCTACAGACAGAATTTTTTTATGTACGAATATGTAGAAAAAGACCGTTTAGACACGCTAGCTCAAAAGTTTTTAAATAATCCTGGATTGTGGTATGAAATTTTAGACATCAATCCTGAGATTATTAACCCCAATGAAATTGCTCCTGGAACTTTATTGCGGATACCTAATGCGTGACCCACAAAGACAAAACAGATACGGGAGCTCGTTTACCGTTTCATTTCCAGATTTTCCTGGGTTTACTCAACTTCCGTACTCAATTACCTTAACTCAAAAAATGGGTAGTCACGATGTGTTAGAGATGCATTATACCTCTCTCAATGTTTACTACGTAAAAGCTTTATCCACAGGTGTAGCTGTAACTGTTACTTGGTCTAATGACCTTACTTCAGGTACCTTTATTGGGTATGTGTCGGATTTAGAGTACCCAACTTCTTCTAGCATTGAAAAGCCATTAAAGATAACTTGTTTAGCAGCTTCTTATCCTTTAAAAGAAAACCGTCAAAAAATTTGGAAAAACGCAACTGCAAGTGAAGTAGTAACAGACATCGCTACGTTCAACAACTTAAAACCAGTAGTTACAAAATCAGATATTCGGTTTCCTCAAATATCCTTTTCTGGACAGTCTCAATGGCAAAAAGTGCAAGAATTAGCTCGCTCAATTGGTTACGCATGTCAAGTTGTAGGGGTAGAACTTCATTTTCATCCTGTAGATGTAATGCTACAAAAGTCGTTAACTACAATACCTGTAATGGCATTTTTAGAACGCGATATTCCCTCTACATCTCAGCCTATGTCACAGACACTAGACCACTTTGAAAGCACACAAGGCGATTTTGGGAACTTTCGTGGTAATTCAAAATCTACAAAAATTGTAGGAGGAGTTGACCCATTAACAGGGAAAGTGTACAGAGCTACCTCTTCACCAACCTCTGTTGGAAAAAACATGAGAGTAAAGAATAGAGACCCTCTATTC